CTAATCTGGCTATGCACATCATTCTCCATATTTAAAATTAAGTCTCCAGAAGAATTGGCCGAAGATGGGCCACATGCTGGCAATAGAAAATTAGTGCCTATTGTCTCTCGGCACGGAGCCGGTTTGGATGATGGAGATTATATCAACATGGTAATGCAAGGTTCACACGCCAAGCTCAAGGAATTGAAAACAAGAAATGAATTCAAAAATCAACCCGTTGGCGATACTGGTTTAGTAAGTCCAGAGGCATTAGCAAGCATAAATAATGAACTTGAAACAGATTAAAAAGTTTCTGCAATCAAACATAGAAGAAGTCCTCAAAAAGCTAGAAATAGAATATGAGTCTTTTGGAGACAATATTTATTCTACCTGTCCAGTTCATGAATCAAGCGACAATCCAAGAGCTTTTTCTTTCTCAAAAACAAAAGGTATCTGGAAGTGTTGGACAAGAGAATGTCAAGAAGAATATAACAATGACGTATTTGGCTTGATAAGAGGTACTCTATCTAATAAAGCGGGATCTGATCAGACATTTAAAACTGTATTGGAATGGATAAAACAGCAATTCAATATAGATCATAGCGGATCAGCCACCGTTATAGAAAGAGAAGTGGACGAAGATAGAGACTTAGATTTCGATTCTATAGTGGATTTTATTAGAGAAAAGAATTCAGTTCCTACGATTAAGCATTGCGACTTGAACATAGAAGTTCAAACACCGTCTGAGTACTTTATCAATAGGGGTTTCAAAGCCAGTACATTAGAATATTTCCAAGTAGGAGATTGCAAGGATAAGAAATCAAAGCTTTACGATAGAGCTATTATACCTATTTATTCCGATTGCGGATCATACATAATAGGATATATAGGAAGATCCATCAAAGAGTATAAGATACCAAAATTTTTGATATATCCTAGCGGCTTCGATAAGAGGTTTGTATTCTATAACATGGATAAAGCTCTGCCACATATTAGACAAACTCACTCTGTAGTAATAGTAGAAGGACAGGGAGATGTTTGGAGATTATACGAATCTGGTATTAAAAATGTAATAGGTATGTTTGGTAGAGTTTTGAGCATAGAACAACAAAAAAAGTTGCAACAACTACCAATTACCCATATCATAGTACTGACAGACAATGATCAAGCCGGAAGAGAGTCAAAAATACAACTGCAAAGACAATTAGGTAGATTTTATAGGCTGAGTTTCCCTAAGTTATCACAAAAAGATATAGGGGATATGACTACATCTCAAGTAAAGAACACAATTTTATCTCAAATAAGAGGATGATATGAAAATAATAGGGATCTCTGGCAGAAAACAATCTGGCAAGAATACAATAGCAAATTATATCAACGGAGATGTTCTCCTAAACAGGCAGATGATAAATAACTTCTACATAGACCTTGATGGGAAGCTTATCATAAGCACGGAGAATTCAGATGGTCAAACCGGATATGGGGAGTTTGATGTAACTAGAAAAGATGAAGTATTTGTAAATTATGCTGAAAGAGATCTTTGGCCCTACATCAAAGTATATCATTTTGCAGACCCGCTGAAAGAAATGAGCGTGAGTCTATTCGGACTCAATGCTAAAAATATATACGGATCAGACGAAGACAAAAATCAAGCAACTCCATTCTTATGGAAAGATATGCCCGGCGTTGTTAGGAGGCAAAAAGATCTATCTAAAAACATGACTCATAGGGAATTCTTGGAGTTTTTTGGTACAAATATAATCAGAAAGATAAAGAACAACGCTTGGTCCGAGTTCACCATTAAAAGAATTATTTCAGAAAAACCAGAAATAGCTATCATACCAGACGTAAGATTTCCAAATGAAGTAGAATCCATAAAGAATAATGGAGGCATAGTCATCAGATTAACACGCGATGTGTTTTCTAGTGACTCAGAATCTGAAACCGCTCTTGACAACAACGTTTACAATTGGGATAATTTTGACACTGTAATAGACAATCGAAATATGTCCCTAGAACAATTGTGTGGATACCTCAAAGCAAACTACTTTATGTGGAGAAATTAATGTTAATAACATATATAAGAAGCTCTTCTTACAACAATTATGCATATTGCCAGATGCAATATTTTATCACCTATGTTTTGGGACATCAACCAGATAGTGGTAAGAAGGCTGAACTTGGAACCATAGTACATAAAGTAATGGAAGTATTGGCAAAACTTAAGCACTTCGCACAAGACAATCCTTCTAAAATCAAACTAACAATTACAGATGACGCGTTAGGAAAGATAGAGATCAAGAAATCAGAATTGTATACTCAGGCACTTGTAAAGGCATTACTGCAAAAAAGTCTGGCCTTCTACTCTAGTGGCTCAAAGCACAATTTTACCAAAGCAGATCATAACGACTGCTCAAAGTTGATTTTTGATACCTTGCAGTATAACGATGGACAGTTTGATCCTAGGCAAAGAAAGATTGTTGCCGCTGAACCGCATTTTGATATACCTATAGACGAAGATTGGGCGCATTACGAGTACGTTATCGATGGCAAAAAAATCAAAGGTCAATTAGCAATAAAGGGTACTATTGATCTCGTCACAGAATCGTCAGATGGCGTTATAGAAGTAATTGATTGGAAGACCGGACGAAGACTAGATTGGGCCACGGGGGAAGAAAAAACATACGAAAAACTATGTTCTGATCCACAATTGCTGCTGTATAATTATGCTATAACCAAGCTTTTTCCTCAGTATAAACAGTCAATTATGAGCATATTTTTTATCAAAGACGGTGGACCGTTTTCTATGTGTTTTGATAATTCAGACGAAAAACGGTTCCTAAAAATGCTAAAAGATAGGTTCCAAAATATACAAAACAACAATCTACCTAGACCTATTTCACAAGATCGCAGCAACTGGAAATGCACTAAATTGTGCCATTATTGCAAAAACAACTGGCCCGGCACCGATCAAAATATGTGTATATACATAGAGAATACCTTAAAAAATAAGGGCATGGAAGAAACCCTCAAGGAATGTACAAAACCGGGATTTGATATAGGATATTATTCTGCACCCGGTTAATAGGAGAAATTATGAGTAAATTATTGACTATAGGAATGGCAACATATGATGATTTCGACGGTGTATTCTTTTCTATACAATCCTTGAGGATGTTTCATGCGTTATGCAACACCGACGAAGTAGAATTCGTGGTATTAGATAACAACCCTACTAGCGAACACGGAAAAACATGCAAAGGTTTTGTTGAGGGTGCTGTACGTGGAAAATATATCCCACACGAAGGCGTTCAAAGCTCTTTTAATAAATACAGAATAGTTGATCATGCTACAGGAAAATATGTATTAATAATCGATTGTCACGTTTTGATAGAGTGTGGCGGAATCGACGCATTGATCTCTTATTTTTCAAATAAGCCAAACTGTAAAGACTTGATTCAAGGCCCGCTGTGGTATGACGATTTAAAGAATATTTCCACCCATTTTGATACCGTGTGGCGTGGAGATATGTATGGTATATGGGCTACAGACAAGGAAAAATACGATTTGGGACAACCTTTTGAAATACCCATGCAGGGAATGGGTTTGTTAGCCTTTGAAAGAAACGCTTGGGAAGGCATAAATCCAAACTTTAAAGGATTTGGCGGCGAAGAAGGATATATAGCCGAAAAATTTAGAAGCTGGGGTGGTAAAAACATATGTCTCCCACAATTAAAATGGAATCACAGATTTGGTCGCCCCAATGGAGTTAAGTATCCACTAATATTGGAAGATAGGGTGTGGAATTACTTTATTGGCTGGCTTGAATTAACCAAAGACCCAAACCATCAAATGATACACGATATAAAAGAACATTTTAAGCGACGTATACCAGAATCTAGCTTAAACAATATCCTAGAAAAAGCAAAAAACACCATTTTTAATAACGGAGATGACCATGCCGCTTCCAACTAGAAATAAAGATGAAGATAAAGACACGTTTGTTTCTCGCTGTATGAGTAACGAAACAATGAAAAAAGAATATCCAGACGAAAAACAGAGAGTCGCTGTTTGTATTCAGCAAGCTACCGCAAATTGTGACGCTATAGAAAACGCAGATTTTGAATTGCAAATGGAAGCTGGCTATGCAGAAGAATTAACAGAAGAAAATTTTTATGTACCATCAGAAGATGAGTACGAAGATTTTGGTGAACAAACAGAAGAGTGGGATTGTGCAAAAGAAAGACCCGGATTATGGGAAAATATAAGAAAGAAGAAGGAAAGAGAGGGTAAAAATTATAAGCCAGCTAAACCCGGTGATCCAGATAGACCAGATCCCAAATCTTGGAAAAAAGCACAATCTGGTAGTGGTGACGAAATGGCTTTAGAACAGATTCAGAAAATGCACGATCAACTTATGGAAATTGTAACACGTTTACAAACTATGTCTCTTGATGTAGAATTCCAAGATTGGACAAAAGATATGATATCAAAAGCGGAGATATATGTTCAAAATGTTTACGATTTCGTCAAGTATTACGAACCCGGCAAATACGAAGATGAATATACTAACGAAAATGATAATGATGATGAGAGCTATGCCAAGTTCAAATATGAAGATCCAAAAACCGGGGAAGTCTATACTTATAGAAGACAGGGCATTTATGAGAAAAATGGCAGAAGATTAACTTACATAGGTCAGGCAGCAGAATATCAAGGCAAAAAGGTAACACTGAACAAGCCATTCAGAACACCCAAAGGCCCAAAAAAGTTTGCGGTATATACAAAAAATGAGAGCGGTAATGTAGTTATTGTTCGTTTTGGTGATCCTAATATGAAAATAAAGAAGAGCATACCTGAGCGAAGAAAGAGCTTTAGAGCTAGACATAACTGTGATAATCCCGGTCCCAAATGGAAAGCAAGATATTGGTCTTGCAAAATGTGGTAAGATGAGCCTACGCAAACGCTGGAAAAAGCATTTATCAGAAAATAACATGACCTACCGTGAGCATTGGAAGTTCGCGGTAAGTCATGGTCTGATATGTTTAGAGGCAGGATTGTTTTTAATTATTCATGGGTTTTTACCGTGTTTTCTTGAACGAACTGGATCTGCATTGGTAAGAAAGTTGCAAAAATCTTTTAACACTCATAGGCAAGAAATCAAGCGTTGCAAATCTATGCAGTAGCATCCTACTATAGCATAGACACATTGACATAAGGAGAAAAAGTTGAATTGGTTCCCGTTGAAAAATTACACACATTATAGTCTATTACGCGGATTCTCAAAACCAGAAGATTTAGTAAAAAAGTGCAAAGACAATGGCTATATTGCTTGCGGCATTGCTGATTACAAAACTATCTCTGGATGCATATCTTTTTTCAAGGCTTGTAAGAAAGAGGGTATCAAGCCAATCCTAGGCTGTTCATTTGACGGTTTTCAGCTATTTGCTAAAAACAAAAACGGTTGGCACGATCTAATAGAATTAATCTCGTTATTAGATGAGAATAGCAATTTATCAAAAGATAGCCTAAAAAATATACTTGGTCGTAAAAATATTATCAAGATACAAGAAGACTCTGAACCGGCGAGTTACTATGTAAATAAAACAGACGCTTCATTGCACAGAATATTACTATGCTCAGAAATGAAGACCACGTTGCCAAAAATCAAAAAGTCCTTAATAAAAGGACTAGACGGGGATGTAATAATTGACTACAATAAATATCCAGAAGAACACGCTGATAAAGCAGATTTCTTTTTAAGCGATTCGTATTATGTAAAAGACAAGCATGAGTCTAAGGATTTTGATACTAAAATTTCCAAACTAATATATGAACAGTGCGAGGAATATGATATCTTGCACAACCCTATGCTTCCAAAATTCGAATGCCCTAATAATCTTTCCGAAGAAGACTACCTAAAAGAATTGTGCAGAACAGGATGGAAGGAAAGACTCATAAAAGCAAATAAGGTTTCTGATGAAAACTCTAAGGAGCTTTATTTGGAAAGATTCAAAGAAGAATTCGATGTTATTAAAGGGGCCAATCTATTCGGTTATTTCTTGATAGTCTACGACATTATAAAGTACGTGAATGATCAAGGGTGGATGAGTGGGCCGGGAAGAGGTTCTGCCGCAGGTTGTTTAATCTCTTACCTAATAGGAATTACTCAAATAGATCCGGTTGAATATGATCTGCTATTTGAAAGATTTTATAACGCCGGTCGTAATACAAAAGATAACATATCGCTACCAGATATAGATATGGACGTTCCAGCTTCAAAGCGTGACGAAGTTATACATTACTTGAAACAAAAATATGGTAATGACAAGGTAAGTCAAATGATTACATTTGGTAGACTTCAAGGAAAAAGCGCTATCAAAGAAGTGTTGAGAGTTCACGAAGCCTGTTCTTTTGGAGAGATGAATGCTATCAGTAATTGTATACCAGACGAAGCAA